CCATGACACGGGTGTCGTGGAAGACGTAGAGGGGTGTCATGGAAGACGCGAGACGGGTGTCGCCCATGACACCCTAACCGTCATTGAACCATCAAGAACCGTCAGTACACGCGAGCAAGCTCGCTCGTCAGCCCAGGGTGGAGGAAAACGGAAAAGCAATTCAGCGATTACCCTTGATACCTTCCTGGAGAGCTGCAAGGCGAAAGGCGAGCAGGCCGTACCGGAAGACGATCCGATCTTCGCCTATGCCGAGGCGGTCGGCATCAGCGTCGAGATGATGGAGGCCGCATGGCGAGCGTTCAAGGGCTATTGGCGTAGCAACGGCAAACGCAAGATCGATTGGCGTGAAACGTTCCGCAATGCGGTCAGGCAGAATCGCGACAAGCTCTGGTATATCCGCGACGGCGAAGTCGCCACCTGGACGACTGTTGGCGAGCAGGCTAGGAGGGCAGCGGCATGAACGCCCGCACGCTACCCGACACCGGAATTCCGGCATCGGTGATCCAACCTCCACACTCGATCGAAGCAGAACAGGCCGTACTGGGCGGCTTGCTGATCGCCGGTGCCGGTGCGCTCGATCGCATCGAAGGCGTGATGACCGCGGCGGACTTCTACCGCGATGATCACCGACGAATCTTCAGCGCGATGAAGGCGCTCGGCGATTCGGGCAAACCGATTGACGCCGTGATGGTCGCCGAGGCCATGCAGAACCTGGGCGATCTGGAAAGCGTCGGCGGACTTTCTTACATCGTCGCGTTGGCGAGCAATACCCCCAGCGCGGCCAACCTGCACCGATACGCCGAGATCGTGCGGGAGAAATCCATCGTGCGCGGCCTCTATGGGGTCGCCATTTGCATGGAAGCGGCTTGCATGAGCCATGGCCCCAAGGACGCCGAAAAAATCGCCTCAGAGGCCGAAATGGCGATGATGCAGTTACTTGATCGCCAGGGCGGCGAACCAGTGCGGGTTCATGACGCAATCCGGGGCGCGCTGCGCGAGATCGATAGCCGCCGGGAGCGTGGCGGAAAACTCGCCGGCCAGCCGACCGGGTTCGAGAACATCGATTTGATCACCGGCGGCCTGGAGCCGGGACAGCTGGTAATCCTGGCCTCCCGTCCTTCGGTAGGGAAAACCGCGCTCGCCCTCAACATCGCCGACCACGTCGCCAGCACCGGGGCGCCGGTGATTTTTTTCACGCTGGAGATGACCGGGCAGGAACTCGCCATGCGACTGATGGCCGGTCGATCGGGCGTATCGATGTCGGACATGCGTAGCGGTACCGCCTCGCCTGAAGGCTGGAAGCGGCTCTCTTCTGTCTGTGGTGACACCGCCGACGTGCCGCTCTTCATCGATGACCGGCCGGGAATCTCGGTCGCCTATGCCCGCGCCAAGGCGCGAAAGATCAAGCGTCAGCATGGCCTCGGGTTGATCGTCGTGGATTACCTGCAGCTCATGAAAGGCCCGGGCGAAAACCGGACGCAGGAAGTCGGCGGGATCTCGCGCGGCCTCAAGGCGCTGGCCAAGGAATTGCGCGTGCCCGTGATCGCACTGGCGCAGATCAATCGGGGCGTCGAGTCACGCGTCGACAAGCGGCCGCAAATGTCCGATCTGCGCGAGTCGGGCGACATCGAAGCCGACGCCGACGTGATCATGATGCTTCACCGGAACGATGGTGCCGAGTGGCAAGACCTGATCAGCCTGGTCGTGCGCAAGAACCGGAACGGCGCCCTGGGCGACATCACCCTCCAGTACGACGCCCCGCGCCTGCGATTCAGTGACTACCGCGGGCAGCAGCCGCGCCCGGCTCCCATCAAGCATTCCTCGCGGGGGTTCCATGAGTAAGCACGGCCACGCCGTTTTCCGCGGACGCATCGAAGACGTGCCGCCCTGGTGCTACTGGCGCCCCGGCATGAGCCCCGAGACTGCCGCGCTTGATGCGGCGAAGGCCTTGGAAATCACCCATCCCCTCGACTTGTTGAACCTGCTGTGGGTGTTGCGGCGCAACGCCAGGGCACACGACAACAGCCTTTCGGCAGCTGCGATGCCGGAAATCCAACCCATCCACCAAAGGAGAAACGTATGACACCCCTCGAAGCGGCACGCGCCGCACTCAAGACCCTCACCGACGAGCTGGCCAGCATCAACGAGGCCATGCGCCAGGCTGACCAAAGCATTGTTCCGGTGCAGCAAGCCGCCAGCACTGCGCAGGGCCTGAAGCAGCAACGCCGCGGCCTGTTCGCCCGGATGCTGCGCGCAGGTCGCGTAGACCTGGAGGACGAGCAGACACGCGATCTGAGCCGTCAGATCGCCACAGCCGATTCCAGCGTCGAGCAGACCGCCGCCGTCATGGAAGCACATCGCGACCTGATGGCCGAACTACAACAGAAGGCGGTCGAGGTGCACGCCCAGATGCCGGCCGCCCGCCGTGCCCTGGCCGAAGCCCAGTTCGAGGCAGCTGCCGCAGAAATTCGGCTTGATGCTCTTCCTGCCTTTTTGGCTGCCTGCGAAACCTTCGGGCAAGCCTACGGCCGGCTGGCCGGGCTTGGCGTCGCGCACTGTGAGCTTGCCCGCGAACTCAGGGATACACACGGTGTGATGACCGGTGGACTCGGGACGGACTACCCGATCAGAGCCTTCGATGTGGTGGCTTTCGGCTTCGATCTTGTCGAGTCGCACGCCTTTAACGTGAAAACCATTGACGCCCAAAGCACCATCGACCAAGCCCGCGCTGAAGCCCTCACCCGCTGGCGCGCCACATGAACCTGAACCTCCCCTGACCTGAAAGGAAAACGAAATGTCCCTTTATCGCGCAACCCCCAAACTCCTCAACCGCATCATGACCGGCCGCATTCCATCGCGTGCCTTTGTTGTCGGCGCGCCGACGAACAACATGGGCGTTCCCAATGGCCAAATTGCCGACAATGCAACTCCCGGGAGCCCTGGCGTAACCAACCACATCGACGGACTGAAATTCAGGGACCAGATCGACCCGTCGACGCTTTCTTTCACGATGCCTGCGGGAATGGCCCCTGTCAGTGAATCCCTGCCGCACTCGATCACTGGAGCGCAGCCCACGGTCCGCGTCGAAATTCGGAGTGCGTCCAGCATTATCGAAAGCGGCGGCAGCAACGCCCCGCTTCCTGGTAGTCCGTTTTTCTTGAACCGCTACTTCGAAGCCGACTTTCCGACTGGCACGAATGCCGGGTGGATCAATTACCTGGTGCAAAACGGGTGGTTCGCATCTGCAGGAGCGTTGACCAATGCGAACGTGCCGGCGGCCCTCAACGTCAATCTTCCGGCGCTGACCAAAAGCACGGGAAGCCGCACGGGAGAGTCCTGATGCAGACGAAACCCGAATCCACCAAAGTGAAGCAACCGGGCCCCCTCAAAGTGAAAGGCATCCCGTTCGAGTTCAGCGACCGCGTGCTGGTCATCCCGCCGCTATCTCTGGGCGCGATGGAGCAGATGCAGGAACGGCTATCTGGGATTAAAGAAGACCTGTCAGACCCCGTGTACATCGGCACCGTCATCGACACTTTGCACGCCGCGCTGGGGCGCAACTACCCCAACATGACGCGCGAGGAAGTCGCCGACCTGGTTGACCTGGAAAACATGCATGAAGCCATGACGTGCGCGATGGATGTGTCCGGCCTGAAACGGAAGGCGCTCGAAGCTGCGAAAGGTGACGCGGATGATTAAGGGCTCTGTCACTGGCGGCCGCGAGACCGCCAATAAACTCAGGGGGGAAGGAAAGCGGGTGCGCGAGGCGGTTCGCAAGACGATGGGCCGCCTGGTGCTCGAGCTGATGGTGAAGGTGAAGCGGGACAAGCTTTCCGGTCCCGGCGAAGGCCAGGCGCTCAACGTTCGTACCGGGCGCCTGCGTCGCTCGATCACGCAGCGCGTCGAGGTCCGCGGGAACGACGTCGAGGGCGTTGTCGGCACGAACGTCGAGTACGGCAAGTTCCATGAGTACGGGTTTGGCCAGAAGATCAAGGACGAACTGAAGAAGCATCGGGAGGGATTCAAAGCCGGGCTCACCGCGAACAAACCAATATTGAGTGACGACAATCTGCCGCCTGGATCGTTTCTGCGCAGCGCCCTGAAGGAAATGAAACCTCGCATCCGCGAGGAATTCAGGCAAGCCGTGAAAGAGGTTTCAAAAAACTGGAGAGTGCCATGAGCAACGACATTGAAGTACGAATGGGTACCAGCCTGGGCGATCTTGAGCGCGGCATGGACCAGGCCGCGCAGTCCGTCGAGAACGGCGCGCAGCGGATGGATGGCAGCCTCAAGACGGCAGGCGGCAGCATGTCAGGCGTGGCGACCACCGTGCGAACTGCCCTTGCCAGCGTGGCGGCGGTTGCAGCGGTGGCGTTCTCTTTTGTCGGCATCAAGAATGCCGCCGAGGAAACGGCCAGGCTCACAGAGAACGTGATCGACCTGGGTCGGTCGATGGGAATATCTGCCAGCGATGCCAGCGTGTGGTCGGGCGTGCTCGACGACATCGGTGCATCGCAAGGGGAGCTGACAGCAGCCAGCAAGGGGCTGACGCGAAACCTGCTGAACAACGAGGACGGACTGAAGGCGATGGGACTCGCCACGCGCGACGCCAAAGGCAATCTGCGCCCGATGAACGACCTCATGATGGACGCCATCAAGGTCACCAATTCGTACAAGGAAGGCACCGACCGCAACGCGGCTGCGCAGGAAATCTTCGGGCGCTCGGTCAATGGCAGTTCCAAACTATTGCAGGCCAGCGCAGAAAAGGCCGAAGAAACCAAGCGGAAAATGGAAGAGCTGGGCCTAGTCGTTGGCCAGGAAGACGTCGAGGCCTGGAAGAAATACGATGACGCCAGCGACGATGCCAACCTGACCATGAGGGCGGTTCGGGACACCATCGGGCAGGCGCTCATTCCTGTGATGACGGCATTCAAATCGTCGCTCGTGGACATCGGCCCCCAGCTGGTGGCGATTGCCCGGGTGGCGATGGAAACCTTCCTCGGCGTAGTCGATTTTGCGCGGCTGGTGAAACAGGCTGTCGTTTCCGTTGGCACTGACATCGGAGCGGTCGCTGCCGCCGCTGCGCTGGCTCTGAAGGGTGACTTCGGCGGGGCGATGACGGTGTTCAAAGAACGCGCAGCCGATGCCATCAAGGAAACGCAGCGCCTGAAAGATTTGTGGAACGGTACCGGCGATTCGTTCCTCGGGAAGTTTCGCCAGAAACGCACGGATTCTGACGATCCAGAGAAGAACGGGGGGAAGGACTTTCAGGCACCGCCTGGATCCTCTGGCAGCAATAAGGCGGGCGGGCCCATCGACGTATTCGAGAACGGTTCATTCATCACCGGCGACAAGGGCGTCGCCGAGATGATCCGTGAGCAGCAGGAAGCCATCAACCGCATGAACAGTGAAATGGCAGCAGATGCCGAGCGCGCTGCCAAGGCCGCATCCGACGCCTACAAACGTGCGACAGAGCAGAAGATTCAGGTTGACTTGATCTGGATGCGCAATGCAGTTAACGCCCGGCTGGCTGTGGTCGATGCCGATGAGGAAGCCGCCCGCCATGCGGTCGAGATGGGCCTGATGAGCCACGAGGAACTGCTGACGCAGCAGATCGGGTTCGAGCAGCGGCGGAACGAGATCATCCTGCAGGCCATGAACGAGCGCCTGGCCATGATCGATCCCACGCAAGACCCGGTGGCCTACGCCCAGATCAAGGCCGAGATCGAGGCGGCTGAACGGCAGCACCAGGCCGTCATGACCGAGGTCAAAAACGGGTCTGAGCTTGAGCGCAACCAGTACGCCTTGCAGGCGACAAACGCCGTTCAGAACAGCATCGCCAACAGCTTGCAGCAGATGCTGACGGGCCAGATGACGCTGGCGCAAGGACTGAAATCGATCTGGCAGGGCGTCACCGCATCAATCGCGCAGATGTTCGCTACGATGGCGGCAAAGAACATCGCCACCATGCTCGTGCAAGCGGCGCAAGGGAAGACGATTCGCGCAAAAGAAATATTGCTGGACGCGAAGGCTGCGGCGGCGGCTGCATACAAGGCCGTGGTGGGCATCCCCTACGTCGGCCCGTTTCTCGCTCCTGCTGCTGCGGCAGTGGCCTTTGGCGGTGTCATGGCGTTTGCATCGGCTGCCGGCGGCTACGACATCCCGGCCGGTATGAATCCGATGACCCAACTGCACGCGCGCGAGATGGTGCTACCAGCGAAACATGCCGACGTGATTCGCCGAATGGCTGATGGTGGTGGCGACGATGCCAGGCCGGTCGAGGTACACATTCATCAGAACATCAAGGCATGGGACAGCGTCGACGCACGCCGAGCGATGATGGATAACCAGCCCGCCCTGGTGGAAGCCCTCAAAAACGCACACAGAAACGGATTCAAATAATGAGCGCCGATAACGTTGTCCAGCTGCCGGATTCCAAGCATCGCCAGTGGCGGGATATTGAGCCGGAGTTCTACGCCGGATTGCTGGCCGCTGGCCACACCGAAGAAGAAACCGTGGCCAGCATCGCACGGCTCAAGGATGTGTTCCTGAAATATGGAATGTCGAAGCGCGTGGTCATCGATCCCAATGACATCGCGAAGTCGGAATTGGAGGTTGAGGGCTGGCTGAAGCCGCTCGTGATTGGCCTGATGTATGAGGTTCTTGTGCGCGAGATCGAGCTGTTCAGACTGCGCGGGAATGTAGGCTGAGGCATGGCAAAACGCACTGATTCCACAAACAACCGAGCGGCAAGCGGTATGCAGCCTGGGCTTGTCGCATTACCCCCACCCCGGATGAATTTGACCGACCTAAACGGGGTTCGGCGGGAAATGGCGCGGGTGTATCGGGACATGCGGGGCAGGAAGGTCGACACACAGGACGGGTATCGCCTCGTGATGGTCTTGGGCGAGCTACGGAAGATGTTCGAGGTCTGCGAACTTGAGAAGCGCCTCGTAGCGCTGGAAGGGGGGAACGATGGCAACACTTGAACAGCGAATTCGAGCGCTGGAGCAGCGGCGACTGAGCGGCCATTTCTGCGATGCAGGATGCGATATGACCGACGCGGAACTGGAAGGCGTGATCCAGATGCTGGTGGAAAGAGGCGAATGGATCGGCGGCGGTGACGAACAGGACATCGTGATGGGCATGTCGGACGCCGACTTGGGTTTGATTCTGATGCCGCTGATCGAGGAATGGAGGGCGGCACGTGGCCACGCTTGAACAACGCCTGGCGGCCCTTGAGGAGAAACGGAATGGCCTACGGCCCGATGATCCTCAACAAGCCGCGATGTGTCGCCTGCTCGCCACCCTGCGCGAAGCGCTGCCCGATGATGAGTATGAGTTCGGGCTGATCTACCCGCCAAGCCGGGAAAGCCACATGGACAAGCTCAGCGCTCTGGCTGAGCGGATTGAGGCGGGCACCGATACCGAGGAAGACCGCGCGCTGCTGGATGCCTTGCCACATGACGCGTTGGAATGTCTGAACATGACGGCTCTCGAACTGGTCACCATGCTCGCGCGGGTGAGACGGATGTTCTGAATACCAAGCTGCGTTCTCCTGGGGGCGGTTAACCCATGAAGCTCCCCCCTCCTGTCCCGGCCACGTGCCGGGATTTTTTCCGTCTATCATATGCGGTCCCCCACGGCACGCTTCGGGCGTAGAGGTTCCGGTCGAAAGGCAGGAATCCCCGTGGGGGCCTTCGCGTAGTGCCTTTACGACACATTGAAGGGATGATGAGAGAATTCAGCGACGCGGACCGCGAGTGGCAGCGCCTTAACACTGAAGCGCTCGACCACGCGCGCGACAACGACTGGGGGCTGTACACCAACACCCAGCTCGACAAGGCCGATCACCTCAAGCGGGAGGGGTTGCCAAAGCGCGAGCTTGAGCTGCTGCTGTCGGTCTTGTACATCGAGGCGAATGGCCCGGAGAACCGGGGCGGCGCGGATCCAGAATTGCTACGGGAATTCCCGCCATTCGACCCCAGCATGGCGATGATCCCGCCTGCGCTAGTCGCCCGCGCATCTGCGCTGTTCGGTGGATTGGGGTTAACTCGCGAACAGGCGCACGCCATGTTCATCGACGTGGCGACCAGGCATCGAAACAAGCTCATGCTGGTCTCTCCCGCCGACGCGTGGGACGCGATAACGCAAACACCGGAATTCCGATCTTTGCCATGACGTGTCGCGGGCTGGAGGTAGAACGGTTGAGAAAAAACCCCCGCTCGGAGAAACACGGCGTGTGCCAATACAGTGGCCTGTTGAGCAGGCGCTCAGATCCATTTCATGGGCCATCCCCAAAAATGGTAACGACCACATGTGCGGTGGGTACGGTGGTGGGTTTTTCGACACTACAGATATAACTTATTGATTTTATTTGTGTATTGGCGGAGAGGGTGGGATTCGAACCCACGGTAGGCTTGCACCTACGCCTGATTTCGAGTCAGGTACATTCGACCACTCTGCCACCTCTCCGGCGGCGCGTATTGTAACCGAGGCGGCGTAATC